CCAGAGAACATCCCGACGACCGCCTTGCCGCCCATATAGGCCAGACCTGCGGGGCTGTATTTAATCATCCATCCAATCGCGTCGATTAGAGGTTTGATGATTTTATAGGCCGATGATGCGGCGCTCGATATGGCGTCAAGTGCGCCAGTCGCCATGCCCTTCAAGTCATCCCAATAGATGACCGCAGCGCCAAGGGCCGCCCCAAGGGCCGCAATGCCCGCCACAACGGCAATCACAGGAAGGCTGATCGCCGCTATAGCCATGGCGACAAGGCCGAGCCCGACAAGCACAGGCCCCGCCGCCGACGCAATGCCGGCAAACATGATGATGATTTTTTGCGTTTTTGGCGATAGTTCCGAAAACCAATCTGCCAGCTTTCCGATATAATTTCCGACGGCAAGAACGGCCGGCGCCAGAGACTCGCCGATAATAGTCTGCATGCGCCCGATTTGATTGCTATAGATCGCCATCGAGTTCTTGAAGGTTTTGGCCTGCTTGCTGAAAGCCCTATCAACTTCGTTCGAGCCGTTCCGCATGTCATCCAGTGTCGCGACATAGGCTTCATTCTGGCCTTTTGTCAGCGATATGACCGCGTTGTATGCCTCGACCGACCCGAAAAGTTTAATCATCGCGGCATCATTGCCGCCTAGAACATCCGAAATTCGCGCGAAGGCAGGCACCATGCCGCCAGACTGTGCAATCAAATCCTTGAATGTCTTGGCGCCGAGTTTTTTTAGAACAGCCGATGAGAGTTCCGTCTCACGAGTCATGCCCGCGATGGCCGCTCGGATCTGAGTGTGAGCCTGCGCCGCCGGAAGGCCCGTCGTCGTCATGGCAGCGATTGAGGCGAGATATTCGTCTATCTTGATTCCGGCATTCGCAACAGTCCCCGCAACCGCACCGAAGCCTTGCGCAAGTTGCGAGATATTGGTCTTGCCGTTTTTAACCGTCTTGAAAATTACGTCATAAATTCGCGCCTGCTCCTCGCCCTCAAGGTTGAAGGCATTGATTGACGACGTGACCAAATCGACGGCTTCTTTTGATGACCCCAAGCCCGCAACGGCAAGCCTGGAAGATCCCTCAAGAACCTTCATGGCATCACCAGCAGAGATGCCAGCCGAGCGAACGTCATAAAGGGATGATGTCAGGTCCGAAACAGCGGTCGGAACGCGCGTCGAAATCGCAAGAACTTCTCGCGACATTTCGGACATTGATTCCGTTGCAGTATCGACAAGCGTCGAAATGTTCGACATTCCCGCCTGGAAATCTGAGAAGGTCGTGACCGCCAGAAAGCCCAAGCCGATAAGAGGCGCGGAGACGTAGGCAGACAAGTTTTGCCCGACCTTCTTTGCGGTCTTGCCGAACTGTTCTGCAGTGCCGATGATCGCGCGAACGGGCTTCGTGAATTCGTCAACGGCCTTGATGATCGCATTGATTGAATAGTCAGCCATTGCGCTTCCCTATCTCGGCATCAATTTCAGCCTGCAGCCGTTCGGATTCGGAATACCAGTCATTCGCCCTACTGACCGTCAAAGCCATGATTTCAGAAGGCGGCCAGTGATAAAAAAAAGCGAGATTTGAGGCGACCCGGCGCCAGCCTATTCGAGCGACGGCGCCTTCTTGCCTTCCAGCAAAAAAGGGCCGAGTTTTTCCATGATCTGCCCAAGGTCACGAGCGCCGATTGCACCAACAACACTCGGCGGGATGTTCGCGCACTTCTCAAGCAACTTCATAACGCCGTTCATGTTGCTGATTTTCGAGCCCCGATCCATGCACTCAAGCGCATTCAAGTCAGGTTCAACAAAATCCAGATGCTCGATAATATCCGTTCCCTGCACAATCGGCTTTTGCAGAGTCACGCTGAAGATGATTTCACGCTCGGCCATTACTGCACACGCTCACATTTCGGACCTTCAAAACGAATGGTCGTCGTGCCGTTGTTGGCGCTCATGTCGGATGCGCCGACCTTCCAGGCGTTGCGAAGCGCCCAAACCTGCCCATTCGCAAGCTCTGCCGTGACCGTGCCGTCATCAACCTTTGCGACATTCTGAATGTCGAAATTTTCCGTCGTGAAAACCTCAACTTCGATGAAAGCCGCTCGCGGCATTTCCTTGTAACCGGCAACGCCAGCAAGCCCGGTCAATGACTCGCGCTCTGATTCCTCAGGCGAGACGGTGCATTCACCGGCAACCGAAAACTGCTCACCGTTCACTTTGAAATAGCAAACACCCGCAACCCGTTTAGTCATTTTTCAATTTCCTTTCGTGGCCTTAGGCCGCCTCGTCATACTGCAAACGGAACTGCGCCAGCACAGCAAAAACGCGAAGCTGATTGATAAGGTCCGGCGGATAAACCACGTCAAGGCGGTTCGGGTCCGTCGCATTGCGCTCGACAATCAGATTTGCTTTGAAGGCTTCGATATTTTCGACAAGCCCGATGTTTTCAAGTTCGGAATAGAGCGCAACCAATTCGGCGCGGATGATCGCCGGAGTCACAATCGCCTGGCCGTCCCCAAAGCGAGTCCCGTCATTTGCCAACTTGTGACGCGGGAACTTCTGAGTGATGCGCGAACGCATCGACCGAAGGATGTAGGCCAGAGTCGCAAGCGTCGTCACATCGAGATAGGAAATATCAGTCTCGCCAAAGGCGTTTTTCTGATATGTCGTGACGCATCGCTCAATCCGGGTCGTGCCGTTCAAGTGCGTGAGCGTTGAAATGCCTGAATTAAGCAAGGTCTGCTTTTCGGCAAAAACAAATTTCGACACATCCGGCGGGCTCAGGAAGCCCACAACCTCAAGTGTCTGCAAAGGCCGCGCGGGGTCGATGCTCAGAGCACCGCCAGCCGAGCCCGCAATCATCGCTGCGGCCTCATAAGCCGGGGTCGGGCTGTCGTAATAGCCAAAAACCGAAACATGCGGATCGTTCCGACCGTCGCCGAAGGTATCAAGCGCCGATGATGTTCCGGCCTTGGCAGCAAACACATGGCCGAAAAGCTGGCGCACATAGGACCAACGGCCAGCAGTATCGTTCATTTCTTCCTTGATCGCGTCGAGCGTCGTCGTATCAGTCCATGGGATCACGATATATTCGTAATCTTCGTCACCCATGGCCGCGATGGCGTCTGCGATGTCGGGATCCGTCGCGCCGTCCGCCATGGCGGTTACAGCGACCGAAATTCCGGCCGGCGTGACTTCGCCGCCTAGCGTGCCGCGATAATTCATCCGAATGTCGATCTGATTGCCGATGGTGCCGCCGTGCTTGGCGGTGAGATCAACGTCACCGGATGTTGCTTCGGCGTTGACCGGCAGCGATGTGGTCGCCTCGATAGCCGCCGTGAGGGCCGTTGCGAGTTGAGCCGCTGTGCTGCCGACCGAAACGCCGACCTGCACGCGCTGGCCGCCGATATAGGCCGAGATCGTTCCGGCTTCCGTTGCTGTGCCGGTAAATGCAATTTGCCCAGTCGCCTTGACCGCGCTTCCGGCATCGTCCAGCGCAATCGCAACAATCTCTGTCGAAAGGTTGTTGCGGCGGAAGCCTTCAACCATTCGCGCCAGCGACGAGCCTTTGCCAAAATATTTCTTTGCCTGGTCGGCTGTGGCAACAACAGTCGGCACAGCCTCGGCGACCGTGCCGGACGAAAGCCGCTGGCCGATGAGAAGCGCCCGCAAATTCTGCGTATAGATGCCGGCGAGCGAGTTATCGACTTCCGCGTAAAAAAGCGGGACTCGGATATTCGACGGAATCTTATTGAATGAAACAGCCATCTATCAGGCTCCCGATTTTGCGTTTTTGCCACGTCCACCGCGACGAGGCTTCGGCGCGGAGACGACTTCAATGTCTGCCGCATAGTGCGGCATTTTTGCCGCGTTGTCATCAACAGAATCAGCGCCACCTTCCGCCGTTCCTGTTATTTCAACTTCTCCCGGCGCGGATGGGCTACCTGCCGCCGCCTCAGGCGGCATACCCTCGATAACATCGCCCTGCGTCTTGCGCCGCAGCCAATAGCTATCGCGCGGGACGTGGCGCCCCTCGGCGGGAAGATAATCCCCGCGCTGCGGATCTCGCACGCGCACAGGCTGGCCGTTCACAACCATTTCAGGATTCGGATAAACGCGCATTTCTGTCGCTCCTCTTATTGTTCCGGGTTAGCG